TCGATCACGGCAAGGATTTCGCGCATCGGATATTCCAGCGCGCGCCCGGACGGATAGGAGCCCTCCTGGCCCGTCTGCCGATTGCCGTCGAAATAGGCCGGACGCGGGTCGTCGGCCGTCGCCGGCGCGTTGAGCGGCGCGATATAGTCCATCGTGTGAACCCTCGTTCTTTTCAGGAGTAGTCGAAGACGGGGCGCGTCCAGGCGGGCGCGAGTGCGCGGAACAGGCATTCGAGGTCCGTCACGCGCGCGATGTCGAGCAGCGAATGGATGCCCGTCTGCGACGTGCCGAACTCGAAGTTCCGGGCGCCCGCGCCGCTCACCCGGACGAACCAGAAGAAGGCGACGGCCTCCCCGGTGGAATCCTCCCATCCGGTCTGCGAGAAGCCGAACGCGAAGGGGCGAGGCTCGCGGATCGTGATCTCGTAGCCGGCGCCAGCCGCCAGCATGATGAAGTCGCCGGGCGTGATCGTGCCTTGCGACCGCACCTTCATCACCAGCGCGCGCATGCGCTGCGCGACGGTCTGGTCGTCGCCGAAGCACGGGTCGGGCAGGCCGAACTCGGCCTCCCAATCGTCGAGCGACTCCGCCACCGTCGAGGCCGTGGATTCCTGCGTGAGGTCGAAGATCCGCCGGTAGAGCGTGGCCATGTCGCCGGCCAGCGCGCGCAGGAAGGCGCCCATGCGCGACGCGGCCTCGAAGGCCGCGCCGTCCGGCGACCGCCAGGCGGCGCCCTGCGGCAGGAGATCGTAGAGCACCGGCGCCAGGTCGCCGGCCGAGGGCGCCGACAGCGCGTCCGTCTGCGGCGGAAACGGCGGCCAGACCGGAAGGGTCGGCCGCAGCTGGTACAGGCCGAACGGGATGCGACCCGGGGAGGGCGGCAGTTCGTCAGACATAGTCGACGGTCCCGAGCACGGGATACTCGCCGCCCGTGAAGACGACGTCGACCAGCGGTGCAGCGAGCACGTGACGGTCCTCGCCGATCGCCTGGCTGATCGCCTCGGAAATCCACGAGCGCGACAGCACGAAGGCCTCGGCCGCGACGCCCGGGCGGGCGCGGTCATAGAGCATTTCGGTGATCGAGGCCTCGATCGCGGCGCGGGTTTCGATCGTGTCCCGCGACAGGCCGGAAATCGTCACGTTGACCGGCGACGGGATCGGCGCGGCCACCGACAGCGAGACCCGGATCATGCGACGCGCTTCGAGGTCTTCGGCCACGGCCAGCACGTCGGCGACCGATGGGATGCCGTTCGGTCGCCCGGCGAACAGGAACCACACGCCGACCGTCCCCGGCCCGTTGGCGAAGGACCATGCCCAGGCCTTCATGACGCCGGGGACGGAAAGCGCGAACTGCTCGTAATCCGAAACCGCGCCGCCCTGCGGCGGCCGCCGCTTGCGGTCGAGGACGCGGCGGCGCAGATCCTCGTCGGCCTCGACGTCGGCGCCGCCGCCGAGGCCGGCCGAGGTCACCGTGCCCGACGCCGCCAGCGACGGGAACAGCCCGCCGTCGAGCAGCGTCAACGTCGTTCCCGCATCCCGGTTCGTCGCCGCGCCGGCGGACGTCGCATGCACGCGCAGGAACAGGTCGCCATTCTCCGAGGCCCGCGCTTCCGACGAGGTGCGATAGCTTTGCGATCCGGAAATATAGGTGATGCCGGCGGCGTAGACCGCGCCGGGCGTTCCCGTCGTCAGGATCGTCCCGGTCGCCGCCGCCGCGGCGCGCCGGGCGAGGCCGAATTCGTAGGCGTGGCGTTCCAGATGCTGGCGGTCCGCCGTCGAGGCGAAGATCTGGCGGAACACCCACGCCATGCGCTGTTCGATCAGATGGTTCGCCATCGCGACCACCTTCGAGAAGACGGACAGCGTGTTCGGCCAGACCATCGCGTCGGTTCCGGGGAGCTCCCGGCGCAGGTCGCCGCGGATCGCCTGCGCGATGGCCGTGATCGAGCGGGGGATGAAGGTCATAGGTCGCTCCACAGGACACGGAACCGCATCGCGACGGCGAGCACGCCGTCCCGGTCGGTCACCTCGATCGAGAGTTCCAGCCGGTTGCGCGCGGGATCGGCCTCGGCCTGCGCGGTCACCGAAGCGGCGGCGCCCTGGTCGATCAGCGGTTGCAGCGCCTCGATCGCATAGGCCTCGGCGCGGCGCGGCGTCTCGACCTCGTCGACGGTCGATCGCATCAGCAGCCATAGTTTCGAGCCGATCGGCCGCTCGCCGGCGGCGGCGTCGAGGTCGACCGCGTCGCCGGGCCAGCCGCGGTTGACGTCGCCGTCGCGCAGTTCCTCCGGCTCGGCCCGCGCATCGGACAGGAGCGCGATGATCACCGCCGTCTTCAGGTGATCGCGCGCCGCCAGTCCGCCGCGGTTCGCCGGCTCGTCGGCGCCTGCGATCGCGAGGTCGCCCATCACGCCGTCGAACACGATGTCCGGCGACAGCATCGGTTCCTCGGGCGCCGGGATCGGAATGATGCGCATCACGCTCCCCCGTCGCCGTCGCCATCGGTGACGGAACCGCTTGCCTGCAGATTGCCGTTGACGGTCACGTCGCCGTTGATGGTCACCGGCCCGTTGATGGTCCAGCCGCCCGCCGTGAAGGTCGCCGTCCGGCCGGCGAGGTCGAAGACGGCGCCGCCCGCGAACAGCTTCAGGATGTTGCCGTTCATGTCGTAGAGGACCGCGTCGCCCTCGCCGAGCGCAGGGACCTTCGAGGTATCGACCGCGGCCATCACGAAGCCCTGGTCGCGCCGGCCGCCGGGAGCGGACAGCATGCCCACCGATCCCTTGTGCGGGCGCGAGTGGAACCCGTGGCCGTCGCGCCACGGCAGATCCTCGAAACGCTCGCCGGCCATGCCGCGCGCCGTGACCAGAAGCTGCCCGTTTTCGTAGCGCGTGCTTTCGATCTCGACCCGCGTCGCTTGGTTCTGGTAGCCGCGAGACATGGCCTTGCCTTCAGTAGTCCAGGCCGACGACGCCGGCCGGGGCGGGCGCCGACCAGGCCTCGCCGCTCGCCGGCGCGTCCGGATTGGTCGGCGCGGCCGAGGCCTCGCCGTTGAGCGCGCGCGGATCGCAGAGCGACAGCTGCGCCCGCGTGCCGGGTCCGTCGCGCGCGATGCTCTGCGTCAGCGTCACCGACTTGATCGCCATTTCCTGATTGAGGTAGAGCCGCGGGTCCTCGACCGCGACGATGAAGTGCGGCTCGAAGATCCGTCCGCCCTCGTCGCGCCATCCCGAAAGGGTGATCTCGGCCGTGGCCGACAGGCCGGCCGCGCGCTTCACGTAGCGTTCGGCGCGTTCCTTCAGCTTGGCCGCGGTCGCCTCGCCTTCGAGGATCAGGATCTTCGGCCGGTTGCGCTTCACCGCCGCGTCGATCGCCTGCGCCTCCAGGCGCAGCGCGCCGGCGCCGGCGCCCCTGGACGTCTGGCCGCGCACGATCACCGGCGAAAACCGCTGCCCTTCGGTCAGCTTGGCCGACCCTTCGATGATGTTGCCGCCGGGACCCGTCCGCAGCGCGCCGGAATGGCGACCGCGGATGCCCTTGCGGATGCGCAGCTTCCCCTCCGCCGTGTCGTAGATCAGCGCCGAATGCGCGCGCGCCAGCGGTTCCAGGTGGCGGAACAGGCTTTCCCCGAGATTGACGAAACTCGCCGGCTCGACCGGAAAACTCTCGTCGACCTCGATCCCCACGCCGGACGTGTCGAAATCCTGCGCGATCCCGTCGAGGCTCTTGTCGCGGACGAAGGACGTCGGATGCTTGATCGAGGCCTCGACCGCATCGACCGTGCGCGAGACGACGCCGATCGCCACGCTATGGCTTTCGCTCGAATGGCTCGGCGACACGTCGCGGATGTAGCCGGTCAGCACGAGGTCGCCGTTCGCCGTGATCGTGCACGGGTCGCCGGGAAGGAACCGCACCGCGCCGCCATAGTCGGATACGGTCAGGGATGCCGTCCGCGCCGCGCGGTCGGCGCCGATCGTGATCGACACATCTGACCAGCCGGCGAAGGACTGCCCGGCCAGGTTCACGGAAACCCGCTCGAGCGCCGTCACGACGTCGGTGCCTCGAAGGCGAGCGGCAGGAAGGCGGGCGTGGCGACCCGGTTGCGATCGACGATCTCGCCCGCCCGGTGCGGATCGCCATAAAGCGCATAGGCGGCACGGATCGACGACAGGGAAACGCCCGTTTCGACCCGCACGAGCGGCGCGCGGCTGGCCGCGGTCCGCGACAGGCCGCGCGCCGCCTCACCGGTGATGCCGGCCGTCCATTCGAAGACCTCGGCGCCCAGCGCCCCGGCGTTGTCGAGCACGCCCTGCGCGGCGGCGCGCAGCGCCTCGCGGGCGCGGGACGCATCCTGGCGCGCGGAATAGGTCCGCCGCATGGCCGCGATCGACATGGCGCCGGCCATGGCGGCCGTCTCGGCGATCCCGGCGACGCCTTCGCCCGGCGTGGCGATCTCGCCCGGCAGCATGGCGAACAGTTCGCCCGGGTCCGCGTCGAGCGCGATCCTGCGCCAGCCGGACACGAGCGCCGAGGCATAGCCGGACGGGTCGGCCGCGATCGTCGTGGCGGCCGTCGCCAGGGCATCCGTTGCGGCCGACACCTCGCGGGACAGGGCCGACCCGCCGGTGGCCAGCGGGGACAGCGTCGACAGCCGGGCCGTCGCCAGCGCCGCCGCCCGGGTTGCCGCGCTCTCGCGCGAGCGCGAGACGCCGCGCAGAGCGGTGGCCAGCGCCGCGCCGACGATCGCCGCGCCGGACGCCATGATCGCCGCGATCGGACCGGCGCCCGGGCCC